TAACTTAGAAGAATTTTTTAAATATAAAATTCCTAATTACAAAGCATTTGCCTCTTTCTATAATCTATTAGAAATTACCAATTCCTCAGAATTCATAAATCCTGAGTTAATTGTAAACAATAAAATAACTCTTTTAGAATATCTTAGTTCTTCACCTATTTCAGAAGAAAAAGTAACAAATGATATCCTAGAGGAATTTAAAAATCAGGATCAAGACGTTAGAATTTTAGCATACAAATTAATGCTTGAAAAATTCAATGGTAAATACGCCAACCTCTATCCCAGCCAAAAAGAAATTCTAAAAGAATTTATCACTTCAGTTGAGTCTACGTCTAAATTAAAAACTTTCTATAACGAAAGAGTAAATTTAATTAAAGAAGAACTCAATACTATCTTAAAAGGAGTTGATAATAAAGTTGTCGCTATTAAACTTGAAGAAGTTTTATCTTTAATTAAGGAGATTGAAAAACCTACTCCTATTACTAATGAAGATATAACTAACCTTCTAATGTATGCTGAACTCTTAGAAGAATTTAGAAGTATAAATGGCAAATCAACACTATAAATACAAATTAGCTAAGAAAGTAGACGAGACCTCAGGAACAATGGGGTCTGCTTCTTTTACACCTGGTACAGGTGCTCAATATGCTACTCCATTTGCATTTAAGAAAACTAAAAAACAACCCCTTCCAGAAGCTGATCCAGGTGCAACATTAGGACCTGGTCCTAAAGCAGGACCCAAAGGAGTTACAGACAATTATTACGTTAAAGCTTGGAAATACAAATTAGTAAATCCTAAAAAATTAGCAGCTCAATCAAAAGCCATAGACACTAAGTATCTTTGGGGAACCAAATATGTATAATTATGGAAGGTGTTAATTCTTTAGATAAGTATTTAAATGGTCTTAATGCCGACCAAGGTAAAAAAGACTTTATTAAAAAAAGAATTTTAGCGTTTCAAGAAATTGAAAAGCAAATGAGTGAATTAAAACCTATGTTACGCGATGCTCAAAAAAAGACTTTAGCTTATTATAAAAAAAGTCCCAATTATAGCATTATTACCCCAACAGACTTAGTCTTAGACTATTTGAAAGATATTAAGGACATATTAAAGCCAGAAGAATGAAAAGTTTACAAAATCAATATAATTTGATCAAAGAAGGCAAAGGGCACAAAGATGTGTTCTTAAAAAACGCCAAAAAATTATTCCCAAATCTAATTCCTAATCATTATGGATTTGGTGAGACTACTCTTATCCTAAAACAAAGAGGCATTATTACAGAAGCTACTATGATTGGTGGTCTTGTATCTAAACCTGCAATCGACCCATTTAATACATTTAACAACTTCTTAAGTGAAGAATTTTCTGTAGCTGAAAATCCTGTAGATGCTCCTAAACCTAAAGATGAACAAACTACTAAAGCTGAGAATAAAAAAGTTTCTAAAGAAGTAGAAGATTTAGATAAAGAAACAGGATACGATTATACTGATTATAAAAATATTGATAACATTTACGGCGAAGCCTTCTTAGAAGGATACTATGCTGAAATGAAAGATCCTAAAAATAAAGATAAGACAGTTGACGAGTTAAAAGGAATAGTAGCAAAAAACATGGCAAAAGATAGTCTTTATTATATGAAAAATGCTGCATTCGGTGTTAAAGGTATTGGATATCAAACCGAAGCTCCTGGTTTAGGCACTCCTAAAGAAGCAACTGGAAAATACAAATCTTCAGGATATGGTGATTTAAAAGAATCTATCTTAGAAATCGCTAAAGAAATTAATGAAGAAAAATGAAACAGGTTTTAATTGAAACCCAATTATTTAAAGTTAACCCAGTTCAGTTAACTGAAGGTCTTAAAACACCTGCTGGAAATCCTCTTGTTGAGGGTATTTTAGCTACTGCTGGTGTTAAAAATGGTAACTCTAGATACTATGCTCCTGAAATTTGGAAAAGAGAAATCGACAAATATCAAGATATAGTCAAAGAAAATAGAGCAACTGGTGAATTAGACCACCCAGATTCTTCAATTATCAACCTTAAAAATGTATCACACATTATTAGAGAAGTTTGGTGGGATGGGGATGAAGTTATGGGTAAAATTGAAATCCTACCTACAGCAACAGGAAATATCCTTAAAGCTCTTATTGAAAATGGTGTAGTAGTAGGTGTTTCTTCACGTGGTGAGGGTTCACTAAAACCTATGTCAGGTGGTATGATGGAAGTACAAGATGACTTTAATCTTATTTGTTGGGACTTTGTTTCAACACCATCTAACCCAGGCTCATACATGCACTTAGTTAAAGAAGGAATTGAAGAAGTAAAGTTTAACAAATATCAAAAAGTTAATTCATTACTTACTGAAATCCTTTGTGCGAACGGGACCTGTCCCGTTTTATAAATCTCCCTCGGGCGCTACCTTGGGCGGCCTTCCTTCGGGAAGGCCATTTTTTTCATATGATGCGATTTTTAGAGATCTTGATATACGTATCATCGTAATATGTCATGAATTTATATGACATCCGTGATTATAACCCTTATTACGTTTCTTAATAAACGTATCCCCCAAACAAATTTTGTGGACAATGAGTAATAGTAGAGAACTACTTAACGAGGCCATTGCCGATGCTAAAGCTGTAAAAGAAGCCGCCATCGCAAATGCCAAGGCAGCTCTTGAGGAAACATTTGCTCCCTATCTTGCGGAAAAGTTAAAGGCAAAAATTGCCGAACTTGACGAAGATGAAGCTTATGAAGGTCAAGAGATGTACAACGAAGAAGAGGAGCTCAAAGAGAAAATGTCTAATCCAGTGATGCGTAAAGATCTTAAAGGCGATGATAAACCTGAAAAGGAAACCGAAAAGATGAGAGAAGCAGATATGGAAGAAGAGATGGATCTTGAAGAACTCCTTGCAGAACTCGAGGAAGAATCTCAACTTAACGAAGCTGAAGACCAAGAAGAAAAGTATGTCGGTGACGACGAAAAATACGAATTCGAAAAAGGTAAAGAAGCTGGCGAAGAAGAAGAAATCGACCTAGAGGATATGAGCGAAGAAGATTTAAAAGCTCTTATTGAAGACGTAATCGAAGATATGGTTAAAGCTGGTGAAATTGAAGCCGGTGAAAACTTTGAAGCTGAAGATGACATGGAAATGGATATGGACATTGAAGTGGATGCTGAAGAAGAAACTATGAATGAGATGTACGGCGGAGGTAAAGGTGATATTCCTTCTAGAAAGCGTGGTAAAATTAAAAAAGACACCGCTGAAGAAGAAGGTATCGCTGATTATGAAAAATCTAAGAAAAAGATGGAAGAAGCAATGGATGAGAATGTAATGGATAAAGTAAATATGTTCATTAAAAGAGTAAAGGATAATGCTGCGGCAGGTCGTCCTTTAATCGATGATGAAATGTTTAAATTTATTGACAAAACTGATGTATTCCCTGCTAATTTTACTTCTAATGTTAGAAAAGAAGAAAAAGATTTAGAAGAAATGGAATCTAACATTAAAGAATTAACTTCAACTTTAAATGAAGTTAAACTCTTAAATGCTAAACTTCTTTACACTAACAAGATTTTCAGAGCAAAGAATCTTACAGAAAACCAAAAGATAAAAGTATTGCAAGCTTTTGATAAAGCAGCAACAGTTAAAGAAACTAAACTTGTATTTGAAACATTATCTACCGAGCTTAAAGAAAAGAAAGCTCCTGTTAATGAATCAATCAGAGGTTTAGCTTCAAAAGCAGCTGGTGTTGCCCCAACAACCAATAAGCAACCAATACTTGAATCAACAGAACAAGTTATGAGATGGCAGAAACTTGCCGGTATCATTAAATCTTAATTTTAAAAAACAATAAACAAAATGTCACAACTTCAATCTCTTTTAGAGTCATCAGCTGCTGGTTGGAAAAACCTTCAGTCTGACGCAGCTAAATTAGCTGCAAAGTGGGAGAAGACAGGTTTACTTGAAGGTCTCGGTAGTGAGACTGACAAGAACAACATGTCAATGATCCTTGAAAACCAAGCTAAGCAGCTTGTAGTAGAAACCTCAACTAACCCTGGTGGTGGTTCAGGTAACGGTGCTGGTGCCTTCACAGTAGGTACAGGTGCTGAATGGGCTGGTGTAGCTCTTCCATTGGTACGTAAGGTATTTGGTCAAATCGCTGCTAAAGAATTCGTTTCTGTACAGCCAATGAACCTTCCTTCAGGCCTTGTGTTCTTCCTTGATTTCCAGTATGGTAATACTAAAACTCCATTTACTGCTGGTGAGTCACTTTACGGAAACACTGGATCTGCACAATATCCATTCTCTACTGGTGTTAGCAACTTAGCTGAAAACAACACTGGTGGTCTTTATGGTGCTGGTAAGTTTACTTACTCAACCAACCAGTTCTCTGAATCAGTAGGTACAGGTTCATTATCTATGGCCTCTGCTTCTTTATGGTCTCAGTTAAACTTTGATTCTGAATTATCAGCTTCAGCAGCTGCTAATCAAATCTTAAAAGTAACTGTTGCTACTGCTACTACAGAGCTTCCTAACTTTGATCCAGATGCCGTAAGAGGTTTCGTTCCTGTTTCAGGTTCGTTTACTGCTGATAACTTATTACCAGCATTTACTACTTACAACTACACTGCTAACACTATTAGTTTCTACTTCACAACTTCAGCTGCTTTAGCAAACCTTGCAGTTAATGCTTTAAATGCTGGTACTCTTACTGGTAATTTCCAAGTATTCTACCAGAAGGCAACTACAATGTCTCCATACCAAATCGGTGACTTTGAAGCTGATAACACATACGCCATTCCTAACTCTCTTGACGCAACTCAAATCGCGATCCCACAGATCAACATCCAGATGCAGTCACAAGCAATTGTTGCTAAGACCAAGAAGTTAAAAGCAGTATGGACTCCAGAATTCGCACAAGACCTTAATGCTTACCAAGCTCTTGACGCCGAAGCTGAATTAACTAACATCATGAGCGAGTACATTTCTCTTGAAATCGACCTTGAAATCCTTGACATGTTAATTGAAGACGCAGGTGCAGGTACAGAGTACTGGTCAGCAGTTTCTAACGAATTCTACAATCCAGGTACTAATAACTTTAGCCAGTTAACTGCTACTAACGGTGGTTACTACAACACTCAAGGCCAGTGGTTCCAAACCCTTGGTACTAAGATGCAGAAGTTATCTAACAAGATTCACCAGTTAACTCTTCGTGGTGGTGCAAACTTCTTAGTATGTTCTCCAACTGTAGCTACAGTTCTTGAATCTATCCCTGGATATGCTTCAAATTCTGACGGTGATGTATCTAAAATGACTTACGCCTTTGGTGTACAGAAAGCAGGTGCTATCAACAACAGATACACTGTATACAAGAACCCATACATGAATGAAAACACAATTCTTATGGGCTTCCGTGGTACTCAATTCTTGGAAGCTGGTGCTGTATTCGCTCCTTACATTCCATTAATCATGACTCCTCTTATCTACGATCCAGAAACCTTCACTCCAAGAAAAGGTCTCTTGACTCGCTACGCTAAGAAGATGTTACGTCCTGAATTCTATGGTAAGATCTACGTTTCTGGTTTAACCAGCTTCTAATCTAACCTAGAATAGAAATGGAGAGCCCCGCGAAAGCGGGGCTTTCTTATTTCATTTTACAATATTTATATTATATGAATATTTTTGAAGAAATATTATGGCCACAATTTGTTCAATTTGAACATATAAAAAAATTACCTTTAAATGAACAGGTAAAATATTATAATCAATATTTATATGAATTAACTATTGCTCGACAAAATTGGATTACGTATCAAAATAAAGGAGATGTTGATTTAACCGAAGATGAAAATTTCTTGCTTCAAGAAAATTTATTTTATATTTTACAAGAAGATAATTCCAAAATAATAATAACTTAATTATGCCTAATTTACCTATATCTCAATTACCTGTAGCTGGTCCTTTAGTAGGAGATGAATTATTTGTTGTAGTTCAAGATAGTGTCACAAAACAAGTAGAATATTCACAATTTCTTTCCGGAACATCAGGTACTAGTGGAACCTCAGGTACATCAGGTAGTGGTACTTCTGGTTCTTCGGGTACTTCAGGAGTTGCAGGCACTTCAGGTACATCAGGTATAAATGGTACTTCAGGAACATCGGGTATTTCAGGGACGTCCGGTTCAAGTGGTACTAGTGGAACTTCAGGAAGTGGAACATCTGGTTCTTCAGGTTCTTCAGGAACATCAGGTTCTAGTGGAACTTCAGGTGGTAGTGGGGTTACTAATTATTATCTATCAGCGTATCATACAGCATCTATATCTTTATCAGTAACTAATACAGTTTATTCAATGTCTTATAGTACCACAGACTTTGCTAGTGGTATTAGTATTAGTGGCTCAGATAAAACCCAAATTAAAATAGCTAATACTGGAATCTATGATCTTCAATTTTCAGCTCAATTAAGTAAAACTAATAATAGTAATAATACAGTTTATATTTGGTTAGCAAAAAATGGAAATAATGTTGATGATAGTAATACAGGAGTTACTTTAGGAGGTGGATCTAATGATTCCTCTGTAGCTGCATGGAATTTTTATCTCTCAGCTTCAGCAGGAGATTATTATGAATTAAGAATGGCAGGCACTGATAATAATGCTGTTGTTCTATATAATGGAACCCCTACTTTAGGACCTGCTGTTCCTTCAGTTATATTAACTGTTGGTAGAATAGGATAAAAATTTAATATTTGTAAAGAAGGGCCTAGAATTTTCTAGGCCTTTTTCTACTCTAAGTACCCTTACTATATTTATAGGGGAACTAAGTAAGTATAACTTAAAAGTATTATAATGAAAGAAACTCCCTCGCAATTGCAGGTACCAAGTTATGTAATGAATTTCCCGTTTACGCTCGATACCTCGAATCCAAACAATGTTTGGATGCAAGAACTAGAAGCTGAAGATTTAAAAATCAATAGAGGTAAAGCTTACAAGCAATTTTTAGACTTGTATAATTTTATGTCCGGTGCTTCTTTAACCTATCTTTTACCAAGCGCTGGTAACTTCCAGGATCAAGTATATGTAGCTAATTTAGGCATTTATTTACCCCACATTAAAGATTCAAACAATATAGTCTTATCTAACTTTACCTCAGAACCAAGACAAGGTGAAGAGAAAGTAGGTAAACCATTTTTTGATTTAATGGGTTACAATACTCACATGTGTCCTCATAAATGGGAAGGCGAGGCAGATTTAAAATACTTACACGATAATATCTACATTGGTGGTTACGGAATTCGTTCAGATATCAAAACATATGAGTGGATGGCTGAACAATTTAATATGAACATTATCCCCGTTAAAATGGTAGATGAATATCTATATCACTTAGATTGTTCTATTTTCCCATTATCTAAAGATAAAACTTTAGTTTGTACTGAACTCTTTACTCCTAAAGAAATTAAAGCTATGGAATCTGTAACTGAGGTCATTGATATTGATATTGATGACGCATATGGTGGTATTACAAACGCTGTAAGATTAGGAAATATGGTTCTCGCAGCATCTAACATTTCTGAATTAAAGCGTACAGACGAATTGTATGATGGTGAAAAACATAAGATTGAATCACTAGAAAAAATTTGTGCTAACGAGGGAATGGAGCCTATTATATTCAATATCTCAGAATATATGAAATCAGGTGCTCTTCTTTCATGTATGGTAATGCACCTTAACTACGTAGATTACACTAAAAGTTTAGTTTAATGGCCCAATATTTAGAAGATTGGTTAGATGGTGAAGTAGAAGAACTATCTAAACTACCTATCGGAGAATTATCAAATGTATTCTTCTTTAGAGACCCGTTACGTCCTAACTATATAGATTTTGAACATTTTTATAGTCCTGCTGATGGTACAATTCTTTACCAAAAATTTATTACAGACCCATCAGAGCCTGTAGTTGAAATTAAAGGTATGAACTACACACTTCAGGATGTTATAGGTGATAAAGATTATAACGTACCTAGTTTAGTTATAGGCATTTTTATGTCGTTCTACGACGTTCACATTAATCGCATACCATATGGGGGAGTATTAACGTATAAGCCGTTAGACCCAATTGAAAGCACAAATAAACCCATGTTAGCGGTTGAAAAAGACATTCTTAATGCTGCAATTAATCCTAATAATATGGATTATTTAAAGTTTAATGAAAGAATGTACAACAAAATTTATGTTCCATCTTTAGATTATTCATATCATTTAGTACAAATCGCAGATGAGGATGTAAATGTTATAGCTCCTTTTACAAACAAACAATATGATGTGTTTGCCCAAAATGAAAGATTCTCATTAATTAGATGGGGGTCTCAAGTTGATTTAGTTCTACCTTTGGATGAACGTTTTGACTTTGAATTAGTTTTAGAAGATACAATGCACGTAAATGCTGGTTTAGATAAGCTAGTAAAAATAAATTTTAAAAATGGATACAACATCTAACGAAGATATTTTCAAAGAAAAACGTAAACCAAAAAACCCAATAAAATTTAAAATAGAATTAAACCAAGAACAAAAAGAAGCTAAAGCAAAAATACTTCAAAGTACAGTTACATTATTAGCTGGAGCAGCCGGTTCAGGTAAAACATTGTTAGCGTGTCAAATTGCCCTCGAAAAATTATTTATGAGAGAGGTAGATAAAATTATCATTACACGTCCAACAGTTTCAAAAGAAGAAATAGGTTTTCTACCAGGAGATCTAAGAGAAAAGATGGATCCCTGGATTCAACCAATTTACCAAAACATGTATGCCTTATATGATAAAACCAAAGTCGAAAAACTTATCGAAGATGGATCTCTTGAAATTGTACCCTTATCTTTTATGCGCGGTAGGACTTTTCTTGATAGTGTTGTTATTGTAGACGAAGCTCAAAACGTTACCCACGAGCAAATGGAAATGATTGTAACCCGTATAGGTTTACGATCTAAAATGATTATCTGTGGTGACGATATTCAAGTAGACCTTAAAAACAAAAAAGATTCTGGGTTTAGATTCTTATATAAAGGAGCTAGAAAAATTAAAAATTTAGAGGCTATTACTTTAAAGCAAAACCATAGAGATCCTATTGTTGGGGATTTAATTAATTACTATGAAGAGGCTAAAGAAATAGGTGTACAATTAGGTACATCAGGAACTTCAAGAAAATAGTTTGATTTATTGTCTTTTTGATATTTATAACAAAAAGGCAGAATGAATATCCCTATATATAGTGGCTCCTCAAATTTCACAGAATCTTTAAATTTATACACTTCACAATCGAATGTGTATCCTTCTCCTACCCCTTTTGGGTTTTATGATAATGATGTACAATTCCAAAATGATGCAAATAGTGTCACAAACTTCTGTGCTAGAAGATTAGGATGGCCTATTGAAAACGTAGAATTACAAGATTTAAACTTTTGGACTGCTTTTGAAATGGCGGTTACAGTTTATGGTAATGAACTTTATGCTTATTTAGTTAGAGAGAATCTTGTAAACTTCGAGGGAATGACCCTAGAAGAAGCACCAGATACTTTTCAAAATGCTAGTATTACCCCAAACTATAGTAATATTATTAGAGTTTCAGAACAATATGGTGCTGAAGCCGGAACCGGGGGTAATGTAACTTGGTATAGCGGATCTGTTATTTTAACAGGTAGTGTACAAGAATATGATTTAAATCAATGGGCTGAAGATCGAGGTATTTCTGGTAGTGAGCTTGAAATTAAAAGAGTTTTTTATCAAGGTGTACCTGCATCTGCAGACTATTACTACGGAGGTGGTATTGGTTTAGGTGCCGGTTGGGGCTCTTTCTTTGGTGGTTTAGGTGGTGTGGCTGGTTATGGAGCCGGTACAAATTTCTTTGTAACACCTTTATCATACAACGTAGCAGCAATCCAAGAAGTAGAACTTGGAAACGATATTTTATTCTCAGCTTATAGCTTTGAACTTATAAATAATAAACTTAAAGTATTCCCAGTACCTACTCCAGCAGATGATGGAGTAAATTTCTGGTTTGAATATATTATTAAGAGTGAAAGATATTTAGACTCTATACAAACTGGTAGTGGAGCATCAGGTTCAGGATATATTACAAATGTATCTAACATGCCTTACAATAACCCAGTTTATTCTCAAATAAATTCTATAGGTCGTTCTTGGATATTTGAATATACTTTAGCTCAAGCTAAAGAAATGTTGGGATATGTAAGAAATAAATATTCCCAAATCCCTATCCCAGGAGCAGCTGTAACACTTAATGGTGGTGATTTAATTGCTGCTGCTAAAGACGAAAAAGATAAATTAATAGCTCGTTTAAGAGAATATTTTGATGAAACTTCTCGTAAAGCACGTCTTGAAAGAAGAAAAGATGAAGCAGAATTCGCTAAATCAGAATTAAATAATGTTCCAATGACAATTTATATAGGATAATGGCTTTATTTGGAGAAAAAAGAGATATAAGTATGTTTAGACACATCAACCGAGAGTTGATGGGTAATATTATATCTCAACAAGCAGCTTTTTACAAATATAGACCTAGCCAAACTAATTCAAACATTTATGGCGAAGCTTCTCAAGAAAAATTTTATATAGGTCCTGTATTATTATATTGTATTATTGATATACCTGAATCACAAAATCCTGTTAGTGATTTTGGTGTGGACTTTTCTTGGAAACCTATCTTCCAATTTTTAAGAGATGATTTACTTGAAAAATTTTATGATTTTAACAGAAATTACGATTTTGGAAACATCTATGGAGCTAATTATGTACCTCAACCAGGTGACATAATTTATTATCAAAATTCATATTATGAAGTAGATAGAGCTTGGGAAACTCAATATTTCTTAGGTAAAAACCCAGACTATCCAAATGACACCCAACCCCCAGGATTTAATCCTGGTTTAGGAAATTTTGGATATAACGTAGCTGTAGCTTGTCAAACTCACTATGTACCGGCTGATAAAGTAAGTATAACTTTAGAAAGAATGTAATGCCCGAAAGTAGAAAACCTATTCCAAAAACACAACAGCAACTTAGCAATGAGTATGCAGGGCAAAATGCTATTTTAGGTGATCCTAATTTAGCAAATCCTAATTTTAACGGGCCTAACAGATCACTTCAACAAAGTTGGGAAGGTGATACTGTAAAACCATTTACTGTAGGTTTACAAGATATAGATGAATCTATTCTTTATTATTTCCAAAATGTAATTAAACCTTACGTAATACAAAATGGTAACAGAATTGAAGTTCCTGTAATATATGGTTCTCCTGAAAAATGGAAATCAATGTTAAAAGATGGGTATTTAAAGGATAAAAATGGTGCTATTATGGCACCTATGGTAATGTTTAAAAGAAATAACATTATTAAAAATAGAAGTATAGCTAATAAATTAGATGCAAATTATCCTAATTTATATGCTGTAATGAAGAAAAAATATGATACACGAAATTTTTATTCAAATTTTGGTGTGTTAAATAATAGAATTCCTGAACAACAATTTTATGCTGTTACAGTTCCTGATTATGTAACTGTTAACTACTCTTGTGTAGTTTATACTTATTACATGGAACAATTAAATAAAATTGTTGAAGCCATGGAATACGCTTCAGACTCATACTGGGGTAATCCTTCAAGATATCAGTTTCAAGCTCGTATTGATCAATTCAATACAACTACTGAAATTAAAGAAAATGACGAAAGAGTAATTCGTGCTTCTTTTGATATTAAACTTTATGGATATCTAATCCCAGACACAGTACAAAAAGACTTAGCTTCTTTAAAGAAATTTAATAATAAGTGTAAGTTAATTTTTTCTCTTGAAACTGATGTTTCACCATTTGAATTATTACCTAATGTGGAAATTAGTGATAAAAATACAAATGAAATTTATGTTCCTGAAACAGCAGATAATGCTCAAGATCCAAGATTTAGATCTGCAAATGCACCATCTGATGATCCTAATTTATCAACAATAAGAATAGAACCAAATACAAATAATTCTACAAATTTTGGTATTTAGAAAAAATAAAAAATATTTATTACATATATAATAATTGAAAGTATAAAATGGCCAGTAACGCTAGATTTTTAGACCAAATATCAATTGGGAGTTTTCAGTCAACCGGTGGAGGAAGTGGCACAGATGGCACTTCAGGTACTTCAGGTACTTCCGGTATAGGTGGAGCAGTTAATATTTACTACACAAGTTCATTAGTTGTATCAAATGTTGCAACATTAAACTTTACAGGTAGTGGGGTTTTTGTTGAAGCGTCTGGTTCAAATGGTGCTACTATTACAATTACTGGTACTGGTGGTGGTTCTGGTTCTTCAGGTTCTTCAGGTTCTTCAGGAACTTCAGGCACAAGTGGTACTTCAGGTACATCAGGTATAGGTTCTTCAGGTACTTCAGGTACAGATGGTTCATCTGGTACAAGTGGTACTTCAGGTATCGGTTCTTCAGGCACATCAGGTACTTCAGGTACAGATGGCACTTCAGGTACTTCAGGTGTAGGCACATCAGGTACCAGCGGCACATCTGGAACAGATGGTACTTCAGGTACATCAGGTACAGGCTCTTCAGGTACTTCAGGAACATCTGGTACAGATGGTTCTTCCGGTACTTCAGGTATCGGTTCTTCAGGCACATCAGGTACTTCAGGTACAGATGGTTCATCTGGTACTTCAGGTGTAGGTACATCAGGAACAAGTGGTACTTCAGGTACAGATGGTTCATCTGGCACTTCAGGCGTAGGCACATCAGGTACAAGTGGTACTTCGGGTGCTGATGGTACTTCAGGTACTTCTGGTATTAATGGTACAAGTGGCACTTCTGGTACATCAGGTGAAGGAACTTCAGGAACAAGTGGTACCTCAGGTACTTCAGGCATAGGCTCTTCAGGATCATCTGGTACAAGTGGTACTTCAGGTGAAACTGGTACTAGCGGTACCTCAGGTACTTCAGGAGCAGGTTCTGCTATTACAATTTCAGACGAAAATTTTGTCTTAACAACAAACGCTACACTAATTAACTTTACAGGATCAGGTGTAGTTGCAGAAACTGGCAGTAATCCAGGAGAAGTTAACGTTACTATTGGTACTACAATTTATTATACGGGCTCACTCGTTGATACCAATATCGGTGCGTTCTACTTTACTGGTAGTGGTGTACAAGTTGAATCAACAGGATCAGGTACAGCAGTATTAGTAACTATTACAGGAGGCACTTCAGGAGACTCAGGATCTTCTGGTACTTCAGGCACAAGTGGTACTTCAGGTGAAACTGGTACTTCAGGTACATCAGGAGAATCAGGTACTAGTGGCACTTCAGGTACTG